AGGATTGGGCTGACAATCGCCGATGGCAGCAGCCCGCCACTTGTCCCAGCGCAATTTGGCGGCAATGGCAGCACTGCTTACCCCGACGGCAAGTGGTATGTGTTTAGCGAGATGGCGCGTAGTTTCGAGAAGCGACTGCCGACTTATGACGAGTTTTCTGCTGGCGCTTATGGCGCTCCAGAAGCAGGCAGCCGTGGATCTGATTCCGGCACTGTGATTTGGGAACGGGTCAGCAAGTTTGGCTGGGCTCAGGCCACAGGAACGCTGTGGAGCTGGGCACAGGAAACCTGCACATCAGGATCACCCACTGCTTGGCAGACAGGAGTGACCGCTGGCCGTGGCGATGTTTACGGCTCTCAAACCCGCGCCCTCCTCCTCGGTGGCAGCTGGGTCAATGGGTCTATTTCCGGTTCTCGTTGTGCTGACTGGGGCTCCCCTCCGTGGGACTCCTGGTACATCCGCGGGGCTCGCTTCGTGGCCGGGCACCTGACCCTTGGATAAACCCATGACACATCAATCTTACAGAGGCAACTAATGACTATCATCAATAACGCTGCTGATTTAGCATCAACACCAGCCAGTGATGAACACCTAGCGTTTCTGAACGGCCTGCTTAATGATTACACCGTTTTCGATGACGCGGAATACCCCGAGGGCTATGATCGCACCCTTGTCGAAGGCGATGAAGAGTACGTCGAGCCTGCGATTCGCAGCGAGTGGAACGCAGGCGCTGCTGCTGCTTGGGGTTTTGCAGATCAAGCTGAGGTTGAAGCAGCGATTGAAGCTGCGCTTAACCCACCCACCCCTGAGCCGGAACCAACACTAGAAGGTTTCTCACCCGTTCCCCCACTAGACAACGACACTACTCCGCCGGTTGTTGAGGAGGAAGTATGACGCTGATCGTGCGGCCTGGGTATGGCGGCGCTGCGGTGTCAGATCCAGATGCCCAGGCGTACCTTCAAGCTGTGGAGGTAGCCGACAATCAGGCTCTGGAGCAAGGCGTCCAACAAGCAGTCAATCAGTTTGTGATCGGCTGCAAAGCTGATGGTATCTGGACCGCCATTAAGGCGAGTTGCATTTTGGCAGGAGCGCGAACGCTGGCTGGGGCGTTGGTGCCCTTGGTGGGAACTGCTCCGACAAATAACAACTTTGTTTCTGGCGACTACAACCGGGAAACAGGGCTAGGCGACGCCAGCAATACAACTAAGTATCTAAACAGCAATCGCACGGGCGTAGCTGACCCGCAAAACAATCATCACCTAGCTGTATATGCAACAACTGCTAATACAAACGCAAGTAGCGTTTATATTGGCGGAGAAAACGCTTACAGGAATACAATATACGGTGATGTAACGGCAAGCATTGCCGTATCTTTGCGGCAAGATGCTGTGGGCTTAACAGGGCGTCCAATAAACGGCACGGGTTTAATAGCCGGGTCAAGATCTGCGTCAAATTTAGTTAATTGGCGCGTCAGTGGTAATTCTGGAACCTTTAGTACAGGTTCTGACAGCGATACCTATCCGTCAATATTTGTTTATGGAAGAAATTCTGGAGGCACTAATGGCAACTACTCCAACGCCCGCATCGCCTTCTACAGCATCGGCGAATCCCTAGATCTCGCCCTCCTTGACGCCCGCGTTACAGCACTCATCACCGCATTTGGAGTAGCAATACCATGACCAACACCGAAACCTATAACACTAATCAGGAGGTGACGTGATGCCTATTTATGTACCGGGGAAGGTGGTGCTCTCCCAAACCTCTTACCCAGACATCCGTAATGGCATCGTTACCAATGGATTGGTGCTAAACCTTGATGCTGGTCAAACTGCGTCTTATCCGGGCACTGGTACGACCTGGACAGACCTGAGCGGCAATGGAAACAATGGCACGTTGGTGAATGGACCGACGTATAGCAGTGCCAATGGAGGGTCGTTAGCGTTTAATGGAACCACTCAATGGACAAACATTCCTACAGTAGTAACGCCGATTCCGTCCAACGGATCTTTTACTGTTAGTATGTGGTTTAATTTTAATAATTATCTTGACAATGCTTTTGCTTCTTTATTTGATGCCGGTAATTTAGGAGGTAATCCCTCTGGATTTTGCTTAGCAAAAAATAACACAAATAACGTTTATGTAGCAGTAAATACTGGTTTTAAGGCTTTTTTCACAATTTTTTCTAATAACATTTGGTACAACATTGTGGCAACGGCAGCCTTTGGCGCCCCGTATGACTTAAATCTCTATATTAACGGTCAATTAGCGCCTGTTGCTTCTAGCGCAACAACTTCAACATTAACTGCAAGCGGGGCAAATTATGGAATTTGTCGTAGATCATCTTCAGCCGCTGATTATCGGGCTGGATCAGTTGGTGCTGTTTATCTTTACAACCGTGCCCTAACCGCCGCAGAGGTCCAGCAAAACTTCAACTGCTTGAGGATGCGTTATGGAATCTAAGATGCCACACACACTAGACACTGCCACTACGAGGTCAGGCCGATGACATGGAGAATCACGGCGACTTACACGCCCAACTATCCAACCAGCCCAACTAACGGCCAGACCTACATCGACCCCAACACTGGCATCGTCTGGACCTACTCCACTGGCACCAGTAGCTGGACAATGCCCTGAGCTGCGTAGTGTCCCCGACTTGGAGCACGGCGGCCATCATTGGCGCAGCATCGGAGTCAGTATAATGTCTAAATAATTTGAAAACCTGATGAGTTATTTTGAAGGCTACCAGCAAACAGTATTTTTCAGTCCAGACACCCTGTCTGCACCTGGAGTTACTGAAGTTTACGATGTTTATACAGCCAACTACCTGTCTACACGTAACTACACACTTTTAGTTACTGTGCAAAATATCGATACCAGTATTGTGGTGAGGCTTGAGGGCAGCATGGATGGTGCAACCTTCGGCGCCATGCTATCCAATACTATTACAGAAAACGGTACTTACGCTTACAATGTTGTCGGGTTCCCGGTTCGTAAGGTACGAGCGAATTTTTTAAAAGAAACAGGAGGTGGTAACGCAAGTGTTACTTTCAAGATAGCCGCTAACTAAATCAACGGCCAAGATCTGAACCACTTGGTAATTACATACTTCTCCCCGCTCACTGGAGGACAAGCCTCATGTAAAGTTTTTGGATTTGGTATTCCATTTCTGTAAAGGTTGTTCCAGAAAACAGCCACACCTTGTTTAGGCTTAATTTTTAATTTAAGGTGCTTGAAATACGTTTCGCCGCCTTCCTCAACGTCATTTAAATAAAGCATAAACGTCCAAGTACGTTGGCCCATCCACTCGGTATATGTTTTGTATTCTCTTGTTAATGGATAAAAATAATCTGTATGAGCTTTGTAAAACTGCCCTGGCTCGTATTTTTGTGTTTGCATAATCTCCCCAGTAAATGGGTCTAGTCCCATAAACGTTGTTATTTTGTTATCAATTTCGTTTAAATAAGAAGAAGTAAAGTAAGCTAGATCAGCAGTTTTGCTTGTTCTGTCTTTTGATAGCACAATTTTGTCTTTAACATTGGACACGGTTGAAGGTCTTAATTTTTTATTGGACTCTTCTATCAATGTTTGACAATCTTCGGGAGTTAAAAAATTGTTAAAAGTGTAAAACTGTGTAAATGGATATTTGTATTGAGTTGTTCCTATTTTAAAACCTCGATTTGCTATTTCTTTGTAATCAATTTCTTTTGGTTTAACTTTTAAGTTGCAGATATTTAAGATTTGTGCTAACTGTTCCTCCGTCAAGTTGAACGTATTTTTGATATGACTAAGAGTTTGGACCTTGCTGACGCCGCTTACGGCGGCCTTCATCAGCTCATAAGCAATTTCAGTTTGGCCCATGTTTCAATTGTGGTTAGATAAAATATAGTAGTTGAAAGAACCTGTGGCAAGTGGAATCTCTAATAGTTATTTTTGGTTTTACTTTCTTTACCGCCTACAGCGTTGGCACCTGCCTTCTGAACCATAAACAGGCACGCAATGACCGCCGATCCAGCGACAAGCCAGTATTTAAAAACGTATATATCAGAAAGGCTACCTACCTTGGAGCAAGAAACTCTTGATCCACCTGGCGACCTAACAGGCTTTACGCTGGATCAACGGTATGCCCCGTTACGCGATCCGGCTTACCAAGGCTAGTTCCTTTTTTAATCACGGCTGTTAGAATTACGTCATAGATTGGGCGATTTAATGGACGCCAATGCTCTAAACCTGTCGGTTGATCAGGAGTTTGCCGTGCATGCGGCTGCTTTTGCGATCAAAGACATGGATCGAGACGAAATAGAAGAAGCGTTCATTGACATGCTTCATCAGAAAAT